AAAGTCCAGGTCTCGCTTGACAGTCCCAAATCGGTTTCGTTGGCTGGTACTGTGATATTGGCTGTTTTGTTTGCACTGTCGTTGGCTGTAAACGTAGCTACGGTAGTACCGTTCTTTTGTATGGTCAATGAGCCGTTATTGATGACTGGTTTGTTCGTAAGGTCGTTGTATGAACCACTTGTTGCCACAGTAGCCAATGATGGAGTACCGTTCAAATCACTGTAATTGCCAGATGTAGCGACGGTAGCAAGGTTAGGTGTATTCAAAAGGTCGTTGTAACTTCCAGACGTAGCCACAGTAGCCAAATCAGCCGCCACAGCATAGCCTTTAGCCTCCACATCAGCCATAGTGGTTTTTCCGTTCCAATCGATTCTTTCCTGTGCTGTAATGTGTACTGTGGTATTGCCAGTGTGGGTGTCCAATGAACTCTGGTCTGCCTTTGCGCCTATTTGCTGGTTTATTTGCCCTGTGAGTGTGTCAATCTCGGTTTTGGTATATACAGTAGCCTTCTCTGCGTAGACGCTCAAATCTGGTTTATTTTCCAATTCGTTGTAGTCGGTCACACCGTCGGAAAGTTCTATTGTAGTGTCGAAAGTGTCGTTTACGTTGAATGACTGCGTTGTATCGCCCTGTTGGATTGTCACAGTACCTGCTCCGATTGTAGGCTGTGGCTTGTTGGTAATGTCATCCCATTCAACACTTCCGCCAGTGCCTCCACCGCCGCCAGAAACAGGTATATTCCAGCATTTCTTGGATGTGCCGCCCAGATATATTCCAGTCACATTCTGTGAAAGTGTGGGCTGTGTTATGTTGTCCTGTGACCATCCGTATTCTGGGAAATCGGCTGCGTTCTTCTGCAGGTATTCGGTAAGCCTGTTAGCGTAAAATTCACTTTTATTGTCATATTGCTCCTGTATATACATAGTATCTTTTACGGATGTAGTACTAAACCCTTGGTCGTACTGTGACAATATACCGCTATTTCTGATTTTGAAAGCCACCTGTGGCACAAGTAAAGCCTGTACTTTGTATTGAAGATAGATTTTAATAAAATTGTTAACCAGTGTAAGATACTTACCGTTTAATGTTTGGTTATTTATTTTATTAATAATGGTGTTATACAATAAATCACCCAATATCTCTCGTAAATAAACGTCTTCCGCTTCGTTTATTGCGTTCTGTAAATACAAATCATCCAGATTAGCATTTACAACTGTTCCTTGTAAATCTGTTGGTGTTATAATCATAATCTATTAAGTTTCTTTTAGAATAGTAATTTTTTTGAGGAAAAAACACTTAATATTTGGTTATAGTAGTGTAAAGGTTGTAAATTTAGATTATGAGTTATCCTAGAAAATATCCAGAAAAAAACGGTTGGTTTGTTTATATACATAAAACCCCCGATAATTATTATTATGTTGGTATGTGTCAAAGAGAACCTTGGAAAAGATGGAATCCGAGTCTTTATAAGAAATCACCTTTATTTTATAATAAGATATTAGAGTGTGGTTGGGAGAATATTGAACACTTATTTTTATTAAACAGTCTTAATTATAAACAAGCAGAAACAATTGAAAATGAATTAATTTCATTATATAAAAAACTTGGTAGGTCTTTAAATAAAAAGAATTCAGGTGGTTGGACGAAAGATAAACAAAAGAAAACAACATATCAGAAAAATTATGATTTAAAACGTTATTCATCACCAGAGGGTAAAATATATGATAGAGTTAAAACATATAATAGATATCATACACAAATAGAAACCCCACTGGAGGCTAAAAACAAATACCTCGAATGGGGTTACATTCCAGATTATATAAAGAATGACGACATTATTGTACAATCTCACTGTTAGTGCCTATTGCACCGTCTTTGTCCTGTTCATTCTCTGACCAGTCAATTGTGAACGGCTTGATTTCCATACAGCCTTTACCGAAAACGGTTTCCAGCGAGTCTATCAAATCCTGTTGTATAGGCTTGATTACTGTACGGTTGTACAAAGTGAAAGCCTCCGAGAATTCAGTCTTTGAAAAGCCAGTGTCCTTGTTAAGTCCAACAAGAACCTCATTAATTCTGAATGCTGAATAAATGTCCGCTTTGACGCTGTTTGAAAGGTTGTTGTACTTGTCTGTAAGTCCGTCATCCTGCAAGCGTTCTATTGTGGTTTTGTGTTCCTCATCGTCATTGAACGAAAGCATAATGTTTCCAGCGTTTGATGTTCCAACAAACTTGTCGTACACCTTTTCCTCCGCCTCCCTCATTACGTCTTCTGGCAGGTTTGAACCACTATTGAAGTTGATAATAGCGTTAGGTGTGAAGTTGTTGCAGATGTTGTGCAAGTGGTAGTTTGCAATTTGTGTGCTTATTTCAATACTTGTTATTGCAGCAATATACATAGGCACAGGGTAGACTTCCCTTGTGTTGTGTCCTTTGTAGTAGTATACGGAATTAGGCTGTTTTGTGCCTTTCAAGAATCTTTCGTACACCTTTGTCTGTACACCCCTTTTCGCAACTGTGCTTTTCCAGCCGTTGTTGATGTAGATTTTGTCTTCATCCTCATTTGTACGTACAGTGCGGAAATCTATGTAGTTCAATTCGGCGATATCGTTGTTCTTGTTCCTTATCACTTGGAATGCGTAGCCTCCGAATATGATGTAGTCCAAAGTTATCTTGTCAATCAAATCGTCGAATGTCTCGCCTTTGCGGTTTACGGTGCTTTGCAGGTTTGTGTTGTTCACAATACCGTCACCCATAATGTAGTCCTTCATAGTCATTGCGATTGCGTTGAACTGTGAACTGTGCTCAAACAGTGTGTAAAGATAGTTGAAATAGCGATTGTCTTTCCCAATACTCAACCATCCTTCACTTTTAGTATTTATCACTGGCTCTGGGATTTCCCTTGTTTCTGAAACCACCGCTGTGAAGTTTAGCCTTTGTTTTCGGTTAATATCTGGCATTAGTGTTAATTTTTGTTAATTATTCTTTATTTTTATTAAGAATAGCACTTGTCTATGGAAAAAGCACCCAGATTCTGGTTATAAGTACAGGGAAACAAAAAGCGGAAACCTTTTTCAGATTTCCGCTGTGATATGTTGGATTCTAAAAGTCCGACATTATGAAAGCAAACTGTCCACTACGTCCTGTGGGGTAACTGCAGGTGTTGCGGATGGGTTGCCCACAATCTGGATTGGCATTGTGCCAGAATCCTCTGAAAGAACAAGGTCGTACTGGTTGCTGTCACCTACCGCTGTACCTGTGTTGGCACTTGCACTTGTAAGGGTTACAGAATCGTTAAGACCAATCATCCAGTAAATACCGTTGCCGTCAACGTAGATACAGGCACAGTCGCCAGATGCGATTGACTGAATGTTCAAACGTTTTGCGTTGTCCTGTTTTGCAAGAACCATATTGAGTGCATTGGTGAAATAGTGTGAACCGTTGTCGTTGATGGTCATTTCGGTTGATGCACTGCAAGTGTTTTTGCGGAACTGGAACTCTACCCAGTGGTCATAGTTTGTGGTGTCAAGTGTAAGACCGCTGATTGATTCGATAACCTTGTTTCCGTCTGGGTCAACATAAGGCTGTTGGATATATGTTCCTGGATTGTCTGGGTCTTCGACGGTTTCCTGTACATAATTCAAAGCAGGGGTAACGCTTTCAAACTGACCAATCCACATCTTTTTGATTGAAGGGATATTAGAGCCACAACTGGTGTTAATAGTTGTTAATTTATATGATTTGCAAGCCATTGTGTATTCTCCTATTGGTTAAATTAATTATTCGTTGATAAAGATATGGGTAGGGAATGCGTACTGAACTGCGACAACAAACTCGCACACATACTTGAAGTTACGGTCTGATTTGTCGAAATAGAAGTCAACGTCCTCATTGTCGTTTTCAAGGTCAACGCCGTAGTAAACTTCGTCAAGTGGAAGTGCGTAGATTACGTCCTCACCCTCAAGACCCTCAACGCCGATAACGTCGATGTTAGCGTAAGGAAGACGCATTCTGTACTCGCCTTCATACTGCTCGAAGATGTGATACATATTAGCGTCAGCCATCTCAGTGATAAGGTTCTTGTAGTTGGTGATGTTCATAACGATGGTGCATTTGTCAGCGATGTTTGCTGGAAGTGCAAGCCAAAGTTTCTCAACTCTTGTCCAAAGGTTGTCAGAACCCTTTGCGATTACGTTAGCGGCTGGGATAACACTGTTGGTAACGTCTGCATCGATAAGGGTCTTCAAACCGTCTGCGAAAGCCATATTGCCAGTGCCGTTGGTTTTGTCGCCAATCCACAAAAGTTTCTCGATTTCGGCTGAAATGACTTTGCCGTTCTGTTCAAGAATTTGCTGTTCGAAAGGAATTGAATCGTTGTTGGTTGCAGCGATGCGGACATCAGAAGCCTTCCAAGTGTTCAAAAGGTCTTTGTCACAGTATACTTTGTTCACTTTGATGAAGTTAGGGGTCAAGATACGGTTGGTGAAAGTATCTGAACCACCAGCACTGAATGAACAAGTGTCAGTTGCGAACTCGACATTGCTGTCAAGTCTTACGATAGCGGTTGGGCTTTTAACGCCAGTCTGTAAAGTGAAAAGTTTGCTTGACTTGCTGTTGAAGATGGCATCCATAATCAACTGGTCTTTGTTTACGTCAAGATAGTTTTTCAAACGGCTATCAAGGTTTGTAATTGTATAAGATGTTGCCATTGTTTTGTAATGTGTTTAATTTATTATTCTTATTTTTCTTTGAGAATATGTAAAGCACTATGCAATGTGCAATTAGTGTCTTTTTACATTTTCTCTCTTATTGTTCAATGCGTTTCTTAAAGCATTGTAGTTCATTTTGTTTTCAGTCTTTTGGGTTTGTCTCATTTCCTCCTCGACTGATTCTGCTACTGGTTCTTCAAGTTTCTTTTTCAGTTCCTCGACAAGTGCCTCCAGTTCAGCGATTCTGGTTTTCAAAGCCTCGACATCGACAACTTCTTCCGTTGCCTCCTGTGCGACTTCTTCCGCAACCTCCGCCACTTCTTCGGCTGTTTTCTCGGTTGATTCGGTTTCGGCTGGGGTTTCCTCAACAACTTCTTCTGTTGGGGTTTCTTCGGCTGTTTCCTCGGTGACAGTGACTGTTTCTTCGGCTGGGGTTTCCTCTTCGGCTGGTTTTTCAACGATACTGGTGATTATACCGCCCTCAACCGTAATGACCTGTCCGTTGTAGTTGTACACACCATCGGTAGCAGGTACAAGTCCTTCGTCGCCGTTCACAAACACCTCGACACCGACAGCAAGTTCATCGTCAGTCACAAGCGTTACGCCTTCCTCTGTCTGTGCTTCTTGAAGTTTAAGCAAAGCGGCTTTTAACTTAAATAATTGATTTCTATTGAATTTCATAATTAAAAGGATATTTATTTATTATTCTTTGGTTTCTTTGAGAATAGTTATTTGATTGTGTGTTGTGCATTTATCACAGTTTTTCAATTTCGACTGTGATTTCCTTGTCGAAACCGCTTACAACACTTTGAACCATTTTGTCTAAAAGACCGCTTGATTCAGCCTTGTCAAGCACCTGTTGCAGTATGTGAAGCCCTTGATGGTTTGTACCGTAGAAACCTACCTTGTGGATTTTCTGGACTATCGCATAGGAAATCCTCCTTATTTCATTTGGGGTTCTGGGTATTTTCCTGTTGCTCCTCGGTGTGAACCAGCCTTTCGCCATCTTGTTCTGCATCCACTGTTCTATTTCACCGACAGAATTAGACCAATGCTGACCTCCCCCACCGCCTGTGGCGTTACGTCCGTTTTCAATGTAGTAGCCATAACTATTGTAAATGAAGTAAAGAACAATACTGTCTTCATCAAAATCAAAGTCAAAGTCTGCTGAATTGCTTAAAGCACCAGACGCATTTACCTTCTGGTATTCCAATTCCTGTTTGTACATATCCACCAGTTCCCTTGCACCATCGTACAAAGTTGTCAAGTCGATGTTGTCTACATTTAACATATCTTAAGAGTTTTTCTTAAGAATATTAAAGAAAAAACAGTGCTGATTTGGTTATACTACTGTAAAACTTGTATATTAGTAGTTTGGAAATATTTTATTGAAAATCCGATTCAGTGATATGGTCAAACAATGTAGGTAATCCCTTGTCACCAGACCAATTATATCTACTGTCCAATAGTTCTTTACCCCAAGGTTCTGTTCCAACCATAGGTTTCAAACTCTGTATTCTTTTCAAAAGAAACATTCTGTAATCTGGAATAACACCTGTACCGTCTGCGGCACTTCTGCTGTCACCGAACATTTCATAGGCTCGTATTGCAGCGTTTCCAGCCTTTGTTATACCATAGGCTACAATCGCTATCTGTCTGAACGCTGTATGTGGATTTTCCTTCTCATCGTTGTATGACAACATTGTTACAACCCTGTTATGTAATAGACTTGGTATGTCATTTGAAATAATGGTCTTCTGGACTGTTATATCGTCGTCGTCTACTATTTCATTGGGTAGGGGTGGAAACTCGCCCACAGATGCCTTTAAAGGCTCAAATTGCTTAATGTCTTTCAAAGGCATTAACACATATTTTTTCTTGTCTGGGTCAAACAATATCGCTGCGTCCTTACCGTCCTGTTTGCCTATACCGTACACCCAGTAGTCCCTGTGGTTTATCTGTACACCCTTGTTGATTAGTTTGGATATGTCCGTTCTTTCTATTTCGGCAAAGTTTAGATAGTCCCATCCGTCACCTTCGTTATCGTCTGGTTCATCCTCTATTATAAGGTTACTTTTTTTTTTATCTTGTGACATTACGATTTCACAGTCTGCGTCTTCAAGTGCTTTCATCAGTTCTTCAAGAAAGTTCCAGAAATCAGCGTCTTCATATTCGTCTTCCATCGGTTCTGGTTCGTCGAATATAATCTGGTCATCTGGTGCTGGTTCAATATCGCAATTAATTTCGACACTGTAGCCACCTGTCGCCAGTTCGGTCTTGACCATTTCCCAAGTCTCGTTGTTTGTGCATTTGTAAGTGACAATCCAACTGCCATCTGGAACGTCGAATTGTGCTGGAGCCAAACCGTTTTCCTTGTCAACAAAATATGATTCAAGCATAATGAAATCATTGACAATCTCACCGTTGTGCTGGAATGAAACTAAATTGTTGTAGCCGTCCTTTGAATATTTCTCAACCAAATCCCTTATGGTCTGTTTCTGGAACACTACATAATATCCGTTACCGTATTCGTCTATACGGTAAATAGGGCAATCTGCCAACAAAGCGACACTTGTGATGCAATGTTTCTCGTTTGTCTCATCGGCAAATATATATTGTTTGCCTTCCTCTTTTGCGAAACAGTAAAGTTGTTCACATACCGCTGGCTGGTCAACTATTGAAACAACCGACAATCCTTCAAACTCACTGTCAGTGTCGTTTAATACTATATTGAAAACTGGTAATCCGTTGTACTGCATAATTTCAATTTTATTTTAGAATAGTTTTAACTTTTATTAACAATAAGTCTGGAGAAAAAACAACGCCAGTTTGGTTATACTACTGTATGAAGTATATGTTAGCGTTACCACATTATGAAGAAATCTGGATGGATATTCCAGAATATGAAGGACTATATCAAGGAAGTAATTTCTTTAAAGTTAAGTCATTAGACCGTTGGATTGTTGATAAAGGCAACAACAGAAAACGTTTAATGAAAGGTAAATTATTGAAACCCAATAAAAACAAACAAACTGGATATTTATATGTATCATTATGTAAAAATAGTGTACGTCAATCCTTTAATATACACCGTCTGATGGCAGAACTATTCATACCTAATCCACACAATTACCCAACGGTAGACCATATCAACAGAATTAAAACTGACAATAAAATATCAAATTTGCGTTGGGTTCCTTGGGAATTACAGGCTGATAACAAAGACAAAGAAAATATAGTCAAAAGTCATTCTAAACCAGTGTTACAATATACATTGGATATGGTTTTTGTCGCTGAATACCCAAGTGCAGCGGAAGCGTCAAGGCAAACAGGGATTAACAAAAGTCATATTTGTTCTTGTTGCAGGGGATTGTATGGTTTTAAAACCGCAGGTGGTTACATTTGGAAATATGCTGATAATTAACAAATTAAAAGTATCATAACTAAAAACCCCTCAAATCAAATGACTTAAGGGGTTTGTTACTTTTTTATTAAAATGTACTCTGGTTTTCTATTACCCTCACCCTGTTCTGGGTTGTTGTAATGTCCGTTTCCGTCACATACACCTTCTGGTCTTTTATCGCAGAAAGAATATCCACACTATTTTTATAGGACAATGTGTCGTAGTCACCAATGTTCACAGGGCTTGCTGTTGCTGAATTGGTCAATGAACCGTTCTTTATGTTTTTCAACTGTGCCAGACCTGCAGCGAATGTTATTGCTGAAAGCACACCGCCAAGAATGATGTTGAACGGAGGTATCAATCCAGATTCAACACCAGACATAAAGGCTGCAAGTGTTCCAGAAAGGGTATCGGTAACACCCTGTGCGTATTTCAGTTTCTTGTATTTTGCTGAATTCTCGTCGTACTGTTCCATTTCGGCTGACAACAGGCTTGAAACTTGACTTGAAATTGTCTGGTAGACGCTTACATATTTCTTTGCGTTGTCTATTTTCTGTTCATATTCAGCCTTCTGTATTTCCAGTCTCTTTAACGCACCTTCTTCTTCCAGTTTTTTCAAAGCCTCCTGTTTTTCCTTTTCAACCCTTTTATATTCTTCTTTATATTCTTCTGTACCTTCCTCCAAACGCATAAGTTGTTTATCATACAGCCATTTGGTGGCTTTTATCTTGTCCTGTATGGTCTGCAACTGGCTTTTCAACTGTGTCACCGCCGATTCGTCATAGTGTTTCAAACCCAACCAGTCTTTGTACGGTGTCAGTGACCTTGCTCTCTCTTCTTTGTCAATGTCAGCGTACATCTTTTCAAGTACAGCCTGTCTGTAACTGATACGCTGTTCCTGTAACTGCAATTCCAAGTCAGCCGCCTTGCGTAAATCGTCTGCAAGTTGCTGTGATAGTTCCCTACGGCGTTCCTCCCATTCCTTGTTCTGGTCTGGACTGTTCAACAGCCTTCTCATTTCCACCTGTTCCCTTATGATTGTCTCGTTTAGGTCAGCGAATTCAAGCGTCAAGTCCCTTATGGTTTTGTTTATGCTTGCAGTTTCTGGTCTGGTCACTAAATCGTCAAGATAGTCTTTCATATACTGGATTGACGCAGCGTTGTTTTCCTCATCCTTTCTGACTTGTCGCATACTTTCATTCTGGTCTACAACCGCCTGTGTGTATTTTACGACAGCCTCCGCAAGTTCGTTCATCTGGGCAATGCGTTTCTGTTGCAGTTCAACAATCTCTTTTTGAGCCTGCACCTCCTTGTCAGTCACCTTTTTGCCTTTTTTCTGTAAAACGTCAAGTTTCTGTCTTTCCTCTATCAGTTCCTCTGCAAGTTTGTTAAGCGTATCTTTTCCGAAAATCCTGTCCGCTGTTATATCGGCAGGTCTCAAACCCTCGAAACCGTTTGCCAGTTGTTCCTTGAATATGTCCGTCACCTTCTCACCCAAATTGTATTCCTCGACAATTCGGTTTACATCATCCAGCAACGTTTTTGTTTCAGTGTAAATACCGTTGTACACCATTCTGAACAACCTTTCGTCATACAGGTTCTCGACCGCCTGTTTGTATATTTCCTTCAAGTCTTTCAGTATTTCCTTGAAAGTCTTTACAACGCCGCCGCCTGTCTTCTTGGTTTTGTTCGCCGCCTTGTCAGCCTGTGCAAGATTATCTGCATAGTCACCGCTTAAATCAGTGATTTTCTGCATCAGTTTTTCCTGTTCTTTAAGGTTTGCATTTATGTCTTTTGTCAAACCCTTTACGGTAGTGAACGGCTTTCCTATCCAAGCGTTCTGTTCTTTTATTTTCTGGGCTTCCAAATCCTCCTGTTCGTTGATAAGTTCAACCAGTTTCTTTTTGTACGCTTCCAGTTCAATCTGTGTACGCAGGTTCTTGTTGTACTGTTCAAGTTTTTCGTTTGATATTTCAAGTTCGCCGTTTGTTTCGTTTCTGGTCACAAGTTCGTCACCAGCAAGTTTGTTGATTTCTTTTGCAAGTGCCTTTCTCTGTTCCTCTGTGTTGTTGCCCTCCTTGAACATCGCAACAAGGGTTTCCACATCAGCCGACTGTCTTTGAACTTCCATATTTATTTCATTCTCAAACTCCTGTGCCTTGCGTCTTTCTTCATTGGTTTTCTTTACTATTGTGTCTATGACTTTAACGACAGCGACTATTGCGGTAACTGCACCAAGTATGACTTTCAAAGGTGATGGTAACGCCTTAAGGGTTTTAAGTATTCCTTTGAAACCCTGTCCCATCTTTTCAGTCTGACCGTTTGTGTTGCCTATCTGCTTGTCAGCGGTAGCCATAGCGTTGGATGCACCAGCGTTTTTAAGTTTTTCGGCTGTGTTTTTCTCGATTTCGGCTGTTTCGGCTGCAACCTCCGTCTTTGTCAAGCCAAATGCGTTCAACAGACCGTCAAATGCCTTCAAAGCGGTATCGACAGCACCCATACCCTGTATGACTGCCATTGTCATCTGTACGTTCTTCAATGCTTCTTGTGCCTCTTCAGAATCAGCACCCATCATTACCATTACAGCGTTTACGGAATTAATCGCACCAACAACACCAGCGGTTACTTTGGTAAGGTTGGATATAGTGGCTCCGAAATCCTTGTTGTTGTATTTCATCGCCTCTGATATTTCTATGTTCTTCTGGTTGGTGTCTGCAAGTTGTTTCGCAACCCTGTTGTATTCTTCGGTGCCTTTTTCCAGACCTGCAAGTTCTTCTTTAAGTTCCTTAATTTGCTGTTTAAGTGTCTTTACGTTTTTTTCAGCACCTGTGGTTTGTATGTTCAGTACTTTTGTTTTTGTAGTTTCTGCCATAATTCTAATCTGTTTTTTTTTAGAATATTGGATTTTTAATTACGGAACTGCAGAAAAAAAGACCTCCATTTGGTTATACCACTGCAACAAAAAAACTATTCTTGTTATGAAAAGAAACTTGATTTTAATGTCGGTAAAACAAATATACAGTCAACTAAACAAAAAAGCCTTCTGGGTGTGCCTGTTGTTCAGCATTGTGTTGATAACAGCATCGTTTTTTATTCCACCCCTTGCGGTAGTAGACGGTTCAATTATTGCCTGTGTTGGTGAATTGTTCGCATTCGCAACGCTTGGTACAGTTATAGAAGCCATAAACAAGGGTTCTGATGTTACCATATCACACAACAACACAAATATATCAATCAACAGCCCAGATTCCAACGAACAATAAAAAAAGCGGCACTTGTACAGCACCGCTTCCGAAAAATAGTTACTCTATGTTTTTTTTAGATATTTCTAATTTATCTGATTTTATTTAGATATTTTTATACAGAAAATCAACCGAATAGATTATGCAGTCTGGGGTTTCGTCTGCCTTGACTTGGATTAGGTCAACAAACTTTTCTGCAACCTCATATTTAAGTGTTCTGACATAGTAGTCTGGTTCTACCTTTCTTTCATACCACTCATATTTTGAAACCGCTTTTTGTGCCTTGAAATGGTGCAAATCCTCTGGTTTTATTATGATAGGGTGCAATGGTAATGGTAACTGTAATTCATATTTAGTTTTCTTTACCAGCCATCCTGTTATATTGTGCAATAGTTTCTTCATATTCTTGTTGGTTTATCTATTAGTTTGAACGGTTTTATCTGGTATATCCAGAATCTGTTGTATGGTACTATGTAATTCAATACTTCTGTCTCTGGTGATTCTGGGTCGCATTGTGCCTTGTGTCTTACTTTCGTCTTCAACGGTTTCAAGTCCTTTAATTTGTCTGAATTTGTTATCATAATGATATTGTCTTCTGGGAAAAGGTAGTTGAATATGGTGTTTTTGCCATCGTTTTTCTTTGCTGACAAGTAGAACCCTTTGTCCTTTAATTCGTTGAAACTGTAACTGTCCCTTGTCTTATTCTCTATATAAGTTACTTTGCCGTCTATCGTACAGGACATATCCCACTTGCTGTATGGGTCTTCTGGTATGTTCCAGTCCGTTATTGTCACATTGTAATTGTCCGCTATGTTGCTGTACAGGTCAATTACGTAATGGTGTGCTGTTTCTTCGTATTTACTTCTTTTCACATCGTCGAACATTTAGGGTTAGATATATATTCATTATTATCGAAGTCTTGTTCTTCCATATCGAACAACGCCATTGCAAGTTCCTTTAATTCTGCCTCATACCACAAATCCCATCGTTGTTCTTCGGTCAGTTCCTGTGCCTGTTTTTCAGCGTCCAGTGCCTTTAAAGCGTTGACGGCTGCAATCTGGTAGTCTGTTTTCTCCATAATCATTCAAGTTTTATATATATAAATATACACCTACTTCAAAAAATTTCAAAATCATTCGTCTTTTTTCTCAAAAATGTCATTACCTACTTCTTTAATCAGTTGGATTGTCTTTAATTTGAAATACTCCGTAAGTGCCTGTGCCAGTTCATCCTGCAATAGATAAGTCACTTTCGGTTGGAACTGTTTTTTGTTCTGTTGCTTGTTGAAATACGGTTCTTTGTATTTCCACATTTTGGCTATGGAATCAACAAGGCTTTTCTTGTACTTTATGGCAAAGTCGGTTGTCATTAACGGCTCATCGATTTTAGCCAACAAGGTTTTCAATTCCTCCTTACAGGCGTTCCATTCCTCGATGGTTTTTGCTGCGTAGAATCTGTCTTTCAGTTCTTTCGATGGTGTGTAAATCTCTCTTTGTAACGTCTCTTTGTCACTCATAATTACTTATTTTTTATTGTTTTACATTTAATTTGTTACAAAATAAAAAACCCTACTTGGTAAAGGGTAGCGTTGCCATAGTAGGGTTTTCCAATCATCTAACTTACATCGTAAATCTCTCTCACATTCTCTCGCACAATTAATAATGAATTAAAACAAATAATGAAAAAGGAAATAGAATTTAATAGTTCATTTTAGTATAAATAGTGCTACCCTTGTGTTTCTATATATAATATACAAATTTTTTTGGATATAGCGTAAAATATTTCAAGTTTTCTGAATAATTTTGTCAAAACCCCACCAACTTGGAGGTGGTACTATCCTTGTCGGCAGGGTAATGACTTATGAACAGCAAAATTTATTCTGGTTCGTTGCACCATTCAAGGTTTTCGGCTCTGTTGTCCTGTTTGTCACCGTTTATATGACGGACATAAGGCAGGTTGTCTGGGTTTGGTATAAAGGATTCCGCTACCAGTTGAGCCACATTGTGTTCGGTTTCCACACCGTCCTTCTCAAGAACAACTTTTGTTTGTCCGTCATCACCGATGAATTGCGGTACTATGTAGTTGTTCAAGTCGTTAACACAATCATTAACAAACTGTTCAGCCTCCTCTTTGTCAAAAACACCCATTTTGACAGTGTTTTCAATGAAATACTTGAAACAGTCTATAGCCTCGTTTTCGTTATAGCCAAGATACTCCAAACACAGAACATAGATACCAAAAGGCATACCCTGTGTACAACCAACACCAAGGGCAAATTTTACAGCCTCTTTGTCGCCGTTGTAAATTGCCAGATGTTTCTCGATACACTGTTGCAATTCGTTTTCATTCTGTGCTTTTGACACATCGTCAAGGATTGAATCAATGTCAACCTTGAAAGCCTTTTTTTCTTGATTCTTTTTTAATTGTCTTTTAAAACCCATAATTTTATTCTGTTTAATTTTTTTATCACTTTTTGTTGTTTCGACTATATAACCAAATTCTCTTCTTTTTTTCTACAGATTTTTGAAATATTTTTTAAATCATTGATTATCAAACATACCAGTCGGCTTCTGGAACTATTATACCTTCAAGTTGGTATATCTCGACAGCCTCTTCTGGTGTTACATTGCATTGTATCATACCGTTACAGTCAAGCAACATCTGTACAGCCTTGTATATGCGTTCTTCCATACTCATAACCAATTAATTTATTTATTATTAAATGGCAACCCAGTCTGGTATCTATCGTTATATTCCTTGCGGAAATACGCCTTTGCTTGGTCTATTGTAGTAATCCAACCATTATTAACAGCACTTACAAACAGATTGCTGATTTTGTCGATTTCGTCAGCCTCTTTTTCATTTAATTCATTGCGTTGTCTGGACTGTCTTTCTTTGCCTAACACAGCACAGTTAAGACAACGAGCCATAGTTTTGTAGTCTTCTGGAGTCACACAGCCAATCTTTGCACAGGCGTTGGAGAACTCCTTGTAACCATCACCGATTTGGTTTCGCAGTGTAATTAACTGGTCATAAACAAACTTGATTACTTGAACTTCAAAACGAGGGTTGAGCCACATTGCGAACTTGATGAACAGGTAGGGGTGCATCCACACCTTATCTGGTGTACTACCTTTACCTTTTAAGGTTCTACCCTTAATTGTATAAATAAGTGTGGGTTCCTGATGTTGATTATAATCAGTATCATTCATTTTCAATTCTTTACCTAATTCATCAATAAATTCTTTGGTTGGTTTTATACGTAGGAACTCTGGCATACTCTTTTTCGTCTTACGGTTCATATTCCACTGCTGCAACAAAGCACTTGCATCAAAATACGCATCCTTCGTCTGTTGATAGACGTTGAAATCACCCATCTTTCTTGTAATTATTTGATTTGTCTTCATTTTAAATACGATTCACCTTATACTATCGCGAGGTTTCTAATCATTATTATTTAATTTTAATTGAATTTTAGTTTGTGCACTCCTGCAGGTTGTACACTATAGACATACAACCGTTTTGGGATATACAGAAAATTTTAACATTTTTTAACTTTAGGAAAAATATTCTAAAAGAAAAAAAGTCCTATGGAAAAGATAACAGTTATAATATCAAACCTTGTTAATTCAGTACAAGTTATTGTGGATGTGTTGATTAATTTGGTATTCCAACCTGTTTTCGCTCTATTAACCATCATTCAGAATTTAATTGAAATTTGGTCGCCAGAGCCAGTGGAGGAAGAAACAGAACAAGAACCACAACAGACGGTTACAACCTATCCAAGTACCAATGAGGGTAAATTTGCCGAGGAATGTGAATACCCAATAGGCAGACAAAGAATAGGATTCCGACAGAGCGAGGTTGATGAAATAAAGAGAATTAAAGAAGAACTGAATGACAGATAAAGGCAAAGGCTTGATAAGAGAGTTTGAGGGTTGCAAGTTAGTGGCATACAAATGTCCTGCAGGTGTTTGGACAATAGGTTATGGCTCAACGTTTTATGCAGACGGTACGCCAGTAAAGGAAGGCGACAAAATTGACATTTACACAGCAAACCAGTTATTTGACCAAATACTTGAGAAGTTTGAAAAACAGGTCAGGTTGTTGCTTGGTAATACATTGTTAGTATCACTGCCAGCGGAAGCAATAGACAGCCTAATCAGCATATCCTACAACATCGGCACTGGTGCTTTCGCAAAGTCCACATTGTTAAAACGTATCAAGGCAAATAAACTTGATTTTGACGGTATAGAGGCTGCATTCAGTATGTGGGTCAAGGCTGGAGGTAAAGTGCTGAATGGACTTGTAAGACGCAGAGCCGCTGAATTTCAGATGTATAAGGATGCAGTATTAAACCAGTACTCAAAGTCTGAATGCTACAACATCGGCAAAAAAGGCAGTCCAAAATAATTGTACAACTATGAACTGAATTGAAACAAGGTGAAGAATACAACATACAGACCGCTTGCGTAAAATGGTTTCGACTGGTATATCCAGATTATCTTATATGGTCTACACCAAACGAAGCGACATACAGGAACAAAGGCTATTTCGCAAATCTGGGTGTGCTTACAGGTGTTAGCGACTTGATTGTTGCACTACCAAACCACATACTATTTATAGAAATGAAGTCAAAGACAGGTAGACAGTCACTTGAACAGAAACAGTTCCAGCAAAAGGTTGAAAGTCTGGGCTTTGAGTATTACTTAATAAGGTCATTCGATGACTTCCATAACTTAATTCAATCTAAATTAATATGAAGAACATAATCACACATACAGCGGAATGGCTATTGCTTGGTATTATCACAGTATTGCTGGTATTCACTATGTATAAAGCACACCAGATAAAAGACAAAGTTGAATATATAACAAAGACAGACACAGTGACGCTGACAGACACAATCACCAACTGGCAATGCGATACAATGTATTTCAACCGTTATGACACAATTAACACAACTGATGTTGTAATTATAAACGATACTGTAAACGATACAACCTATATACAGTTGCCGTTGTACACATACATATTCGACACCACCATAACGGACACAAACTACACAAGCGATTTTAGGGCTGTTGTAAGCGGTTTCAATGTGTCGCTGGACACACTATCCATACACACTAAAATATTGCAGGAGAAGGCGATTCCAGTGCCAAAACAAAGGCGTTGGGGACTTGGTGTAGGTCTGATGTACGGTACTGGAGGTTTCGGAATTGGTGCTGGTGTTATGTACCAACTTTTTTGACCCTTGTAATATACTTAAGTCTAAAGGTATACTTATAGTTATAAGTACTTATATTATAAGTATTTTTTTTAACTTTAATAAAAAAGTTAAAAAAAAAAATGTACTTATAGTTAAAGTAACTTATAATATAACTTATTACTTATACCTTAAGTACATATATATTACAAAGGTCAGACCCCTGTAACTGGGAAATTTCCATTAATATTCCAATTTCCCTACCTTATACAACCTCGCTGCCACTTAACCAAGCAAGCGTAATCGGTATATCAACTGGACTGATACGAACATCGCCTAAACTGCAACCGTCCTTGTCCCTGTACAACGCCCTTGTCGCAATAGGGTTGTTGTTCAATGTAAACCATCTGTTGTACTGCCTGTCATAGCGTACATATCTGGCTTTGTAAGTCCTTGTAATGGTTTCAATGGTAAACACCCAGTCCGAAGTATAGGTGACTTTCTTGACCCAGCGTCTTACAATTTCCTTCATCTGTTCTTCATCCATATAACTTATCCTGTCCGACAGTTCCAATATCCTCTGAATGTCTTTGCCGTCTTCACTGATAAGCCTGTCGATTTCCACAATTTCGGACTTCCATTCATCAACCTTCCTTTTGACATCTTTCTGGTCGTTTTCAACCTGCATTAAAATGTCCTTGTATTCCTCAATCTCTATAAGCCCTTCCAGAGCCATTTTTTTGCCCCTTTCAGCCTTTTTCTCACCTTTTGCAAGGGATTGTTCAGCCGACTTGATTTTCGACGCTAAAACGGCTTGTTTTTCCACATAATCGTCTTTAGCGGAGGCATTTAGCAACCTGTCTGATTCCAGATGGCTTGCTATCGTCCACAACAGACCGTCCATATTCGGAATACCGATTCTGTTTCCAGTTTTACACTCAATCCTGCAACGGTAGTCCCTGCGGTTTGCTGTAAGACCTTTTCCGCACACTGGACATTTGATAATTCTGTTTGCGAATGTGTGTCTTTTTGACTGCATAGGTCTTGACGCTGTGTCGTTGCGTTGTTTTTCCGCTTTTCTGTATTGAAGTTCTGTTATGATTGGAGGGTACATTGTGCCGTCATAAAACTTGGTGTTGTGCAGTACACTATACATATAGTGCCAGTTCATATCAGTTCCGTAACGCTCGTTGATTTCTTTTGCCAGCGTCATATAGGAATAGTTGCCAGAACCGTAAAGGTCGAATATGTCCTGTACTATCTTGCTTGTCTCTGGGTCTGGTTCCAAGTAGTTGTCTTCATTTATCCTGTAACCGTATGCAACTGTGTTGCCGCCTATGTACTTGTGCAGTGCCTTGTCCCTTTTCTTTGCCCTTTTCACTTTCAATCGTAATTCACTTACTTGCTGTTTGGACATAGTAGCGAACAGACTGAATATCAATTCAGCACCTTCATTTATTGTTCCGTCGTTGTTGAACAGTTTTATTGTCGGTTCGTTCACATATAACTGGACTTTGTGTTCAACAAGAAAATCCTTAATATCCATAGCCATTGATTCGTTCCTCGCCAGACGGTTCAAATGCCAGCAAACGACAGCCTTGATGTCTGGGTCTGCAAGTATCTTTGACTTCATTTCATCTATCATTTCCAGATAGAGTTTGTTAACCTTGTACGCACTTGCACCAGCCTTGTCAATGACTTCAAACTCGTCGAATCCCAAAGACGTTGCGTACTCGATGGTTTCTTTCAACTGGCTTTCGGTTTCCTGTTTGTCAGTGCTTGCTCTGACCCAGATTAAACATTTGTTGCTCATACCTTTATATATTATAGTTTTTCCATATAACGGATATGATGCGTAATTATTGTGTATTGTTGCATCCAACTTACTACTATCACAATCGTTGTAATAAGGATGCAACAATGGTCTACTACTTATGTTCCAACAAATTACAGTTTTTCTTGTCAAATAGCCGCCTAAAATTTTTAACAATTTTTAACGTTTGACCTGCAGAAAATCGCAGTTTTTTTTGGTTATAGGGGTGTAACGTTTAAATTGAAAGTATAATGAAAAAAGTAATCTGTATTCTGGTGACACTGGTTTTCGCCAGTACTGTAATGGGACAGTTTGTTATAAACAGTGACACAAAATTTGACAGTACGGAGGTTTGTTTTGAACATAAGATAACATATCCCAAAGAAGTAAAGACTGTCAAATGCAGAACCACTGTCTACTATGACAGCACAACCATTGTTTTCAAATGCGGATTTACCAGACAACAGTATCGGTGGGAGGCAAACTACAACTACACACACAAAAGTTTCTATATCTACAATCCAAACTTCCAAAGAATAATGTCCAACCATTCAGATGACGTAGTATGTAAAGACGGTATGTACATTATAGATATTTCAAACCTTTCAAACGGTGATTACACTATCCATCTTGACTGTGAATGTGGTTGTGTGGCTGTAATAAATTTCAAAATTAACAAGAAAAGTTGAAACTATTTGTCAACTTGATGTGACTATAAGGTATAATTGTTCAATATATACTCGCCAGCCCTAATGTTGAAGTACAGTAGACGTTAGGGTTGGTTTTTTGTTTATCTAATATTGAGTGAGCCTTTTTTCAGACCATATAATGCCAATGCCAGCGATATCACCATATCATCCTTTACGGAATTAGCACCCTCATAATGCAGTTTGCCTGTCTTTGTGGCTGATACTTCAAAAGAAACCATTTCCAGCAACAGTTTGTTGTCATTAATCAACTGGATAGTACCGTTCTGACATTCCACCTGCAGGGCTTGTATAATATCCTGTTTGCTTTCTTGGTCTGTCCAGAATTCAATGATTTGACAGCGTAGGTGTTGTGCCGACACTTTCTTCTTCAACAGGTTAATGTAGGTTCTACCCATACTGTTAGCCTCCGCAACCACTTTCGTAACACCGTAGGTTTTGATAGTGTCCGCAATGAAATCAACAGTCTGTATTGCGTCCTTGTCTGTGAATGTCCAGACTTTCTCAACCTGCTTGTATTCGTTCATCAACGTTATTGCCGTTTCGTCTGGATTGTTCGATTCGTCTATTCCGCCATTTGAAAAGTCGATACCCAGCACTTTCTTGTTTGACGGTGTTATAACATCGCCTACAAGCCTTTCCAAGTCGCCGAAAAGATGGCTGACAACGTCAATAAACTGACCCAGAAACTCCGATTTGAAAATCTGGGGTGCAACAGCCTTGCGGTACATTTCCAGACGCTCTGGTGACAAAAGAACGCTTGTGTCGTACTCGCAGATGTCATAGGAATGGAAACCGTCTTCACCCTCTAGTCCTTTCTTGTAGAACTCATAGAAAACGCCCTGTCGGAACTTCGGTGTGCTGGTAAGCAAGATTGGTGCTTTGTTAGCGTCGACAAAAGGCAAAGCCTCATATATCACTTGGTCTTTGACATATACCGCTTCGTCGATACACAATATACCGCTGACAGTGTTTCCTCTCAAACCGTCAGCCTGTTCGCCAGACTTCAACAGTATCTGTGAACCGTTGGTAAATGTGATTTCCAGTGTGGTTGAATTGCTTGATTCATAGACTGGAAGGTTCACAATAGCCCTTCTAATCTCTTTATAGATTTTACGGCTTTGGTTAAGTGTCGGTGATATGCAAATGCTGGTGCTGCCAGCCTTGTTGATTGCGTAGTGGAGCAATATGTTTTCAACCAGAATGGATTTTCCGATTTGTCGCTTGCTTTTCATTATATGTATGTCGTTTGGGTACGCCAGAATACCCTTGACAACATCGGATTGCCACTGGAACAGTTTTGTAGTCTTTATTTTTATCTTTCGCTTATTTGGCATTGTCACCCAGTAAATCTATCATATATTCATCCGTTGTGATTTCAACCTTCTCTTTATACAACTGTGTCAGTTTGTTAAGTTGGTCTAATGCACCTAAAGCGTTCTTGAAGTCGTTCTGGTCTACACATTTAGCGTAAAGGTACTCCAGACGCTGTATGTTCCTTTCTTTCATACCGTCTGTGCGGTCTTTGCCTGTCTTCATAACGTCCTTCCAAGCCTTTGTAGCAAGAAACTGTGCTTGGTCATATTTCATTTCCAGTTCTTGACACAACAGTTTGGCAATGGTGTTTTTCTTGTAACCGCCTATTATAGCGTCTTTTGCAGTTTCAAGTATTTCAACAGTTGCAGGTTCCTTGAATTTTGGGTCGTAACCCTGTGAATATTGTGATTTGGAATGATTCTCAAACATAAAAACCTCCTGTTTCTTTAAGAATAGCAGAAACAGAAGGTTATATAAAAAACCACCTGCAAGGCTACTGTTCTTCACCCTGTAGATGGCACATTAAAATATTGAATAATTGTGATGTTAGACACTTAAAAAAGATAATCTACATCAGTCAGTTCTGTCAGTTGTGCAAGATGATGTATATATTCAGCCATTTTGTTAGGGTGAATAGTTGGGTTGTCATAGATTGTTTTTACAGCGATAGCCCAAACAATAGGAGCCAGTCGCCAGTTGGTAACTCTGAACCTGTTAAATGTTGTGCCGTAAACGTCGCATTTAATATTGTTATAATATATAACAGCATAAGGCTCATTGGTGTCTTGGTCAAGTTTCACCTCATAACCTACGGTTGTGTTGTAATCTGGATTGGTAAATACAAATCCAACTTGTCTGCTTTCTTCAAGGGCATTTGCCAAATGGTCAAATTTGCTTTCTGTAATTTTCAATTCTTTAGTCATTTTATTACTGTTTTTTGTTTTCTACATCCCTATAACCAAATTCTCTTCTCTTCATTTTTTCCTTAAGTTTTTGAAAAAAAGTTAAAAAAGCGGTCTAACCTACACTACCGCAAGGGTTCTAATGTTTTAATTCAACCAATCACCGATTTTAAGCATTTTACCTTGTGTAAAATAACTGTACTGTATCGGTTTACCCCAAGGCTTGGACGCAACATAGACAGTAATGAACAGGTCTAAATTGTCGGTATTGTAACCGTCCTCTACATAGTGTTCCTTGATACATTTTTCAACCGATTCAAGACCGAACTGGCAGTAGTATTGATTGACTTTGAAACCAATCTTGACATTTCCGTCAAGTAAGGTTGCATAATTAGCCATATCCTTGAGAGCCTCTTCTTTCAACTCACAGAGAATGTTGATTTTTTCATTTTTTTCCATTTATTTAATTTTTAATTACTTGAGTCAGTTTTAGGTCGTCTCAATTCACCTGTTACGCCCATATAACCAAATTTTCTGTATTTTTTCCTCAACTTTTTAGTTTTTTTTATTGAAGCCTGTCCAGTGCCATTTTGACGTAGTTTTCAGACAGTTCAAAGCCTATGTAGTCACAGCCGTTTTTCTTTGCCGACACAGCTACCGTACCACTTCCCATAAAGGGGTCTAAGACCACTATTCTTTCACCCTGTGCCACATTTGGAATAATGTTGTCTGGAATCTGTACAGGGAACGGTGCTGGGTGTGCGGTGTTCTTTTCTGGCACAATTCGCCAAACCTCACTTAATTTACTGGTGTTTTTGAACTTAGGGTTTTTCTCTGTTTTGTTAAGCCAGAATATCAATTCAGTTGTCGGCAAATACCTACAGTTGTCCACATTAGGGCTGCATCCCCTGTCCCAAGTTATTATCTGTCTGCAACGGAAATTGGAAAGTGCAATCCATTGAATAGGGTGTATGATGTTGTTTTTGTGTGTCCTTACCTTGTGGTTGTAGAACATACTACCGTCTGGCTTCAGCACCCTGCAACATTCGTTCAATACCTTAATTTGCCACTCTTCGTAGTAAAATTCTGGCATATTATCTATATCACTGGTATAGTCGATGTTCTTTTCCCATATATCGTAACTTCTACGCTTTTTCTTACCAACCAAGCCAGCCTTGTTATATGGTGGACTGGTGATAATCAAGTCTATTGAATCATCATCCAACCGTTTCAAGCCGTCCAAAACGTCGCACTGGTATATCTTATTTAGTTCCATATATAATTTAATTTTTTCATTTACAGCCATATAACCAAATTCTCTTCATTTTTTCTCCAACTTTTTGAAATTTTTTTCACATTTTTCAAAAGTTGGTGATATTTATTAATATACGAAAATAATTTGTATATTATATGTATAGATATGAATGATATGACAGTTGGATTGAGAGAAGAAGCGTTGCAGTACCTGTGGGATTCTGGTTTTGTTTCGGCATTAGTAAAAAAATCCATATTTTCCAGCGACATTGATAATCTTTACGAGGATTTTTTGCAGGAAACTTGGTTAAGCATACTGGAACTGAAAGATGAAGTTTGGCTTAAACTGTACAACAGTTCGATAGAAAAGGACACAGACTACCAGTACGAAATAAGGAACTATGTTTCAAGGGTGATTCTGAACACCTGCCACAGCAAAAGTTCAAACGCCTATAGGAAACTGAAAAAATCGGCGAAATACGAAACGACACAGGATAACGTCAAATGGGACGTAATAAAGAACACACTGCCAGACAGCACAGAAATAACTGAACAGATTTTAAGTATGGATGACTAAAAAGGAGAAAGAGCGTCTGGAACTGGAATTTGCAAGAAAGACTTATGAAACCATACCGACACAGGAAATGACAGAAAAAGTGAGGGAACTTGAAGAAACGCTTGACAGGAAACTTACAATCTGGGACAATGAGGAAACTTTCAACAAATACCAAAGGATAAACAACTTGAACCTTTCGGACAAAAGGCTGTTGCTTGTGTTTTCGATATTAGGAGGCAGCGTCGCAAAGACAGCAACCTATTTCAAGGTGAACCGTCGCACAATAATAACAAACTTGGACAGAATAAAGGAATCGCTATGACATACATTAACATATTATTGATAGGTCTTATACTGGTTTTCGCACTTGACGTAAGCGGATTCTACCAAGAAATAACAAGCATTATATCTGGATGGATGACAAACGGCAAAATAAAGAAACCTATAATGGTAAAGCCGTTCTGTTGTTCACTGTGTATGACGTTCTGGACAAGCCTTGTCTATGTGATTGTATTGAACCAGTTTTCAGTTCCTATGCTGGCATACATCTGTCTTATTTCCTATCTGACCCCAGTGTTCAATGATATTATGGTACTGGTTAGGGAATTGCTTAAAACACTGATAATAAAGATTAACAATATTTTATAATGGCTATTAAAAATTTCACATCGAAGGAATACAAGGCTTTGCAGCCTTATGAAGGACACTTGACCAGAGGCTGGTTCGGTAAGTATATTTACGGTTTAAGACGTACAGATTTTGACAATATGTATAAGGTATACAAAAGCCTCGGATATCAGAAATCACTTGAATATTCTTGCAGTTCCTGTCTTTTGGAACTTACATCAACACTTGGCAGACTGTATTTTGACTATAAAAAGAAACAGGATGAAAAAAAAGTTGCCAAATCTGCAGAAAAAACGGAATAGATTTGGTTATACAAGTGAATTTTTTGTTTGCATATTTTTTACTTTTTTAAAGAAGAAGGCACCGTCGGGATGACAGTGCCTTTGTTTTATGTATATATGACACAAAGAATATTAAATTCTCATTTTCTCTGAACTGGTCACATTGACTTCAAAGAATATCGGTTTGTGGTCGTTTCTTGTACGTACCTTTTCCTTGTAGTCGGTGTCCGTCACATTCACATAGTGCAGACGGCTGTTTTCCATATCAAGAAGCACCATATAAGGGCTGTCAAACATTTCGCCGTATATGCGGTAGTCCCTTTCATTCAAGTTTTCGGATTTCAGTTTCCAGTTTCCCACAACGGTTGAACTCACCTTCCATTCGGTGTTCTTCAAGTCGATTCTGGTTTTGTTGGTATATTTTCTTCCGAACTCGCTTGATTTAAGGAAAGGCTGGCACTGCAGACCGCCCTTGTTGTCAATCCAAAGCAGATAGTAAGGCTTGCTGCATTTGTCCACACTTGCAACTTTGGTGTCGTTTATGTAATATGCGTCAGTTGCACCGCTTAAAGGTATGTATTCACCCCTGTATACATATACATTGTATGTTCCAATCGCTGTATTGTCCCTTTTGGCTGTCGCTGATATAGTGACGTTTGAGTTGTTATAAAGCAAAGTTGAAAAGTTAAAACCTGTCGGTGGATTGCTTGGTATTCTCGGCAAAAGACCTTCCGAAATGACTGGTATATTAAGACCAGCGGACATTGAGAAATCATATCCGAACACCTGTACAGGCAAAAAGTAAAAGTATTTTGTGGCAGTGGCAAAGGCACTTGGTGTGTCCAGCGATGTAACCCTTATCTGGTTGTAATAGCATTCGTTGATAGCCGCTGCAGTGCTTGAAGGCATTTGGTACTGGTTGTTCGCTGCGTTTAGTACAGGCTCTATGCTTTGTTTGCCAACATACTGATAGTTTGTCACAAGTATGTCGTCAAGGTCAAGTTGCACTGTCGATTCGCCAGTATTCGCAAAGAATTTGCCTGTGTGGACAATAATCCAGTTGTTGTTGAACTGCAATTCCACCTTGTATTTGTATGTGGTCGGCACAGACGGTGCTGTATTCAGTTGAATGTTTATAAGTTTCATAATTCTAATTCAGTTTTATTTAGAATATCTGGCAGTACTTTAACCAGATTTTACCTGTTTTTTCCAGAAATTTTCTTCATTTCAGCCAACTGTTTCTGGTTCTGTTCAACAAGATAACTGGCAAAATAGAAAAACTCTGTTATTGCCCAGTCGTATATTTCCTTTATCGGTGTCATTGTCTTCTGTGCGATTTCCAGCATTAGCGGAGTTATTCCCCAGCCAGAACCAGCCTTATCATTTGCATCGTCTTCTTCCTCAACAGTTTCTTCTTTTTCCTGTCTTTCATCGCTTTCATCGCTGTACGATGGGAAGACAACAGGGAAAGAGCGATAAACAGTTTGGATGACTTTAAAAAAAAAGCGGCTATTGAACAAGCGTCGGCAATGGACATATATTTTGCAATGTCCTTTACCACTGTATCTACGTCATATCCGTCACCGTAGGAACCTCCGCTGGATGGTGTCATAAACAACGCTATGAATTGCGGATAATTCTCAACGCCTTTTCCGCTTTTCATAATTTCACCGTAGTCAATCCACTGTGCAACCTTGAAGTCTTCCAATTTCTTGTGTAGATAATATGTGCAGCCGTTAAGTGTGTAGGTGTCCTTCACTTTCATATTCGGCATAGGGTTTGATATGAATTGCAGTGAATCAATACATTTCTTAAACTCTGGTATTCCCATTCTGTAAGGGTCTTTCCCATAAAGCAACTGTATTTCCTGCATTATCAAGTCCTCCTGTTCCAGTCCTTCCTCATTGTCCACAACAAGTTCCTGCAATTCTATATACTCACCTACGGATATGTTTGTCCAGTCCAATTGTCGATTTATATGTATCATAGTGTTTTTTTCTTTTAGAATATCGTTTCTAAAAGCATAATTCCCTCTGGATGGAACAACTGTCCACCCAGAAGGAAAAAGTCGCTGTATTATCAAATTATCTACAAAGAACGGTGTTCTGTCCATCCAGTAGGTATACCGTCAGCACCGCTTTGATAGGTAGCGGAACCCAGATTGTAGAAATCACCCTGTGCTGCAACAGTCTTAAGCCAGTTTGAAGTAGAATAATGTGCAGAAATATCATCAGCATAAGTAATAACTTTTTTAAGATTTGTACAATGACTGAACATATTCTGATAGCAATAATTAGTAAGTGTTGTACCAGATAATATAGGTGTCGCTTCAAGTGCTGTACAACCGTAGAACATTTGGGAATAACAACTTTGTGCAAGTGTGTTTGCTGGTAATGTTGTTGGTACTGTTGTCAATGAAGTACAACCATAGAACATACTATCATAACAATTATTAGCCAGTGTGGTAGCTGGCAATGCAGGTGCTGTGGTCAAGGATGTGCAACCATCAAACATATTATAATAACAACCCCTTGCAATTATTGTTGCTGGAAGTTCTGGTGCTGTTACAAGTGATTCACAATATCTAAACATTCTTTGATAACAAAATTCAGTCAAAGTTTCCGCTGGCAGTGCTGGTGCTGTAGTTAATGACCTACAACTATGGAACATTCTACTATAACAAGCATTACTTAAATTTTTAGCAGGTAATGCAGGTGCTGTTGTCAATGCTGTACCGTAGAACATACCGTAATAGCAACTGTAAGCAAGAGTTTCCGCTGGTAGTGCTGGTGCTGTTGCCAATGATGAACAACTGTTGAACATTTCATAATAACAACCTGTTTCAAGTGTAGTTGCTGGTAATAACAAATTGTCAGTTCCTATAAGGGTTGTATTATTTGCAAACAATGAACGGAAATTGTAACTTGAACTTGTTGGGAATACAGTTTTATCACTAAAATTGTCGCCATATAACAAGGACATAATGTTACCGCCTATGTTGTGGTTTCCACTTGTTTTAATACTGTGGATATAATAATTATTATTTGTCCAACTATTACAATTTGCTTTCAAATACAGTTTTTCGTTTGCTGGGATTGTGGCTGTAATAGCGGTTGTATCGGTGTTACCCATTGAAGCCCAATTCTGTTGGTCTGTTGAATAGAATACTTCAATAGTCGGTGCATTAGCATTATTTTTTGCAATGGAAACTGTGTTGTTGTTACCGCTTATATCCTCGACATAGAAATATATTCCACTTTCTTTTGCAAATACAGTCTTATTGCTGTCAAGTTGCCAGTTTGCATCCGTATACGGATTTGTGTAATAGTCTGTTCCATTAATACTGAAATAGTCAAACTGTGAACCAGCGTCTATGACATTGCAGCGTAAAGCAAGCGAATACTCGCCTTCCTGTACTGAAACAGTGCTGGTCTGTCCGTATGCAGCGGAAGCGACAACAACGCCGTCAAGCGAAAGTTCAATGGTGTCGTTATGACCCAAAAGTCCCCTGCCGTCCATCGTTATTGTGTGCATAGGTACGGAATTAACATTTACAGATATCGTTGAATTGCTGTTCAATACCCAACTGCCGTTTGTGTAAGGGTTGGTGCTGTAGTCTGTTCCGTTGATTGTGAAATGGTCGAAACTTGAACCTGCGTCAACTATGTTGCACTTTATTCCCAGACTGTATGTACCCTGTGGAACCGAAATGTTCTGTATCTGTCCGTACCTGCCTGTAGCGACAGTGTTTCCGTTCAAGGACAAAACAGCGTTGTCGTTAGCACCGACAAGCCCCCTTGTGTCAAACCTTATGTTACGCATAACCACAGGTGAAGTCTGCAGTTTTATGGTGACATCGTCGTTCAGATTCCAAGAAGCGTTAGTGTAGGGGTTCTGTGTGTACTGTGTGCCTCCAATGTCGAAGAAATTGAATACCGACTGGTTGTCGCTTATGTCACAGACCAGTTCCAGTCTGTAAGTCGCCTCGCTTACCCTTGCTGTGTTCACTTCACCAATTCCGCATTTCAACACCAAACTACCGTCAAGATACAAAGACACACTGTCGTTTGCACCAGTAAGACCGCCGCCGTCAAGTGTAATGTTGGCAACATTTACGCCTCCAGTCCATACCGCCGTTACCGTAGTGTCCCTGTACAGGGTGAAGTCCCTCGGATTTGTCGTTGAACCGTCAGACCATTGCGAGAATGTCCTCAAAGGAGCTGCGTTGCCGTTTGCCTTTATGTTGGGAATTGTTGTACCGACAGTCGCTGTCTTGACAATCTGGCTGTAGTGTGTGCTGTCGTTGCCTATGGTAAGGTAACAGTTGCTGTCACCAGCGTTTACCGTCAATGTGACAATTTCCTGTGATTCCTTGAATCCCACTTTTATTACAATGTAACCTTCCGCATCGACAAGCGAACTGTCCACCGTAACAGTAATGTCTGGTGTAGAATATATGTTTCCCACTGAATCAGTCCATTCGCCGAATGTGTAGCCATCTTCTGGCACAGCACTGATATTCAATACCGTTCCATCAACAAACCTGTCTTCATAGTAGTTGGTTGTCTGGGGTCTCATAGACGTTCCCTGTGCTTCTATCTTGAACATACCGCCCTGTGAAGCGGAAACCCTCACTTTTCTTGCTGTCGGTGCAGGTGAACTGTCCGATACGTTGTAGTTGTAAGAAACAATATTTCCGTTCATCGTCAATGCGGTAATCATACCGCCGCCCTCGGTCGCACCGTTTGCAAGTTGGGGTGTGAAAGTTACGGTCTGTCTGCCAGAATTGCCTGTAATGTCTATTGTTCCGTTTGTGATTGACAAAGTGTTTACGTCAATTTCCTCTGGGAATAGGTCAGAAAAATGGTATTCATTGCCGCTTACAAGGGTTGTTGTTACCCTTGTGTCGTTCCTGTCGTAAACCTCAAAGTCTGGGTCATCGGTAATGACAACTTCGTTATGGTCTCTGGTGTGCGTATTTCCGCCCTGTTGCCCGATATTTATGGTCTGGGTATACGTATTACCGCCAGCCGAAATTGAAAGCGTCACAGAGCCGTTTCTGGGTCTTGTGGACAGGTTCCTTGACGCTGTTACCACAAGATGGAGACAATCCCTTCTTGTGTCGGTGTCCTGTGTGTACTCTGTTATTGCAGCCGAAATCCAGTTTCTGTTGCCAGTTACCAATATTGCGTTGTTTGTGACATTATGGCAGTCAACAATCACAGTCTCGCTTCCGCCGCTTCCGTTGAAAACCAAAGTGTTTCTGTCCACATTCAGCCTGTAGGGGTTTGCTGGGTATTGCAGAACCTTGAACTGGTAAGTGACATAGTTACGCATAAAAAACATAGGATTGTACACACCAAGCATAAGTGTGACATATCCAACCCTCAAAACGTCGGTTGTGCTGTTTGCCCTTATGGTCAAGTCGCCGTTGCCGTCCTGTGAACAGGTAATCCAGTCTGGAACGCTGCTTGCGACAATATCCCAAGCCGAAGACGAATAAACATCTACGGTCTGGTCTGTGGTTGTCACCGTCACTGTCTCTGGTATGGTGTACAGATAAGGGAACTGGTACTGTCCAGCCGTATAAGCGGACAAATCCCATACTTGCACCAAGTCCATCTTGACTGGTTCAAATGAATTGAAATTATAGTCGTAAATTTTGTCTATGTGGTATAAAATGTTGTCAATCTTGACAAACTCTGTGAAGTCAATGCGTTTGTATTCTTCTGGCGAAATGTAGATGTACGCTGTCAGTTTCTTGTTCTGTGTGCAGTACCTTTCGTTGATATAGTTTTCCCAGAAGTTCTTGTAGATGTATTCTGTGTCGCCGTCTGGTGTCACAAAGAAGTATTCCTTCGGACTTTCAAAGTGGACACTCCACCTTTTAGCCAAAGACATATTGCTTATAGTCGATACGTCAGGGAATTTCCTGCATAGAACGGCATTGTCGCCAGTGCTGTTCCAGCAATATTCCTGTGTCTGTATCTGGTGTTCCGTATCGTCGGTTATCACAAACACATAGGTTCCGTCGTAATACTGGTTTGAAACCTGCGAATCTGGAAGGAATGTGCCGTTTCTGAAATAGAAAGCACCAGACATTCCAGCGGTTGAACCTTCCTTGTCGTTGTCCACAAAGTGTTCGTTTGGATAGACCATATACGAATATCCCATAAAGTTAGGGCTGTCTGGGTATTGTGTATTCATCATTTTGCTGTACTGCCTCTTTTGTGATATCACTGAAGGCACAAGTTTGTCGTACAGTTTGTTTTCCTCAGAGTTGAACTCATATCCAGTGTCCAGTTTCTTTGAACCGTAGGTGTACTGGTACATTGATTCGTATTTTTCCAGTCTTCCACAGGCTCCAGAATCGAAGTTGAAAGTGACGTATCTTTTGTCGAAGTTCAAAGGTGAAAACTTGAATTCCTTTGAACGGTCTACCTTGTCTGACCAGTCGGATATGGCACTGTCGGCAAAGAAACGGTTTCTTGACATAACAGTTATGGTCTTTTCGTCTTCGTCCACATACCACATCAAGCCGAACATCTTCGAGTAGTTCAGTATGACATCGAAAAGCGTAGTGTCTTTCGGAAATATGCGGTACATAGTGACATCTGAATTGCTGCGTAAGTTTTCCTGTGTCTCACAAGAAAGGACAACAGTGTCGAAATACATCGAAAAACCCTTGTCAGCGTTGCCGCTTGTCACAAAGAAGTCACTCCAGAGCCAGTCCCAAGTAGGGTTATGCCCAAACAGGCTTGAACCACAGGTTTCAAATGGGTCATCGTTGTTTGCGTTCCAGATTTCAGCGTATATCTTGTACGGTACGTTTTCCGTCACATTGATTGAGAAATCAAGGTCAGCCTCCCAGAAGTAAGCGTCGTTGAAAGTGTGGTAGCCTGTCGAATAAAGTTTCGGTCTGTTGGTAACGCCGACAAATACGTCAGCATTACCCATCGCCGCTATTCCAACGTCTATTCCCTCGTCGTATGTCCAAGCACCAGCGTCCGTATCGTCTGAATAAAGCAAAAACGTTTTCTTTGCACCGAGAATGTCCTCGCCAGTGTTTGTGTTCACAGCCTTTATCCTTACGTAGAACGGGTTGTCATCCCTTATTTTTCCGTAGAACGAGATTTCCGTATTGGATGAAGGCGGAGGTGCTGAAAGCGTAAGCCTCAACTCACCTTTGAACACAGTGCCGCCAGCGTCTGCGTTTGGATTGAAAACGCCAGTGGCAGGGTCGTATATCCCAGTGTTTGTGTTTGAGTTAAGACCGTTCAAGTGTATAAGTTTGTGTGTATTCAGCGTAGGTGTCTTGCTTGGTTTATAGTAAGTCCACTTGTTTAATTCCCTGTCATACATTTCATTGATTGACTTGTAGTTGTCATCGCTTGTAAAAAGGCTTGGACAGGTATATATCAACTGTGAATAGTAAGGGTTTACAGAAGTGAACCAAGATTTGTCCAGATTCATTGTGTAGTCCGTTATCTGTTCCACTTTGTCCTTTACCACTTTCCAAAGTTTGTCAACCCAGATGAAAGGCTGTTGGTAATATGAACGGAACTCCCTCATATAGTGTTCATCCCTTTCCCTTGTCATATCGTCTGTCCTACCGCTTGGTAACAGTTGTTCCTTGTCTGAAGAGAAATCGCTGTATTTGCCTTGATATGTGGGAATAAAGCCTATCCAGTCAAGTATGTTGTCCGAATCCAGCAAATGGTATTGCTGTTCAAAAGACTGCTTTACAAGATTCCTGTTGATTTTCAAGTCATCCGAAAGCGGACTGTCGATTATGTATTCTGGGTCTACACCTTCAGCGTTTTTGTTGAATGTAAGCAACTTTATTGTGTTCATTATTAAACCGAAAGAACTATACAAAGTCACCTCGAAACACTCGTCGGTATATATGGTGTTTGCATTGTCAAGATGCAGGTAGCCTTCCATTACAGGTTCCCTGTTGTTGGTAATCATAAACGGTATTTTCTTTGCAGGGTCGATTGAAAGGTTTGTCACAATCGAATCAAGCCTGTTGAAATTGCTGAAAATAGCGTTGTTGTTCCTTGATATAGGCAGTTTCACTGTCTTTGAAAAGTCAGCGTAATATAATGTGGGGTTTGAAACGCTTTCATACTGTTTTGTGACAGTGATAAGTGTTTCCTCTTTCAAGTCAGCAAGTTTACTATCAATCCAAAGTTCTAACATAAATTAATCTGAATTATATTGTGTTTATTCTCTTTTCGTTCAAAGACCACAAGCCGTTCACCAGCGAATATGTGTCTTTCGGTGCAGGTTCGCCGCCTTTCGGTGCAGCGTCTTTCGCTATGTTTATAAGTTCGTCGGACTGTGTGTCCAGTATCACACCGCTGGAATCGGACTGTTTATCAAAGGTCGTTTTGTTCACCTTAACCCTTGTAACCTTGTCAATCAAGGCATAGTCCAGAAAAGCGTCCCTTTTCTCAAGCGTAAGGTTGGTTGTTGATATGACATTGTTGTTTGTGTCCGTCAAGTCAACCCTTTTTGAGTTGTCCAGCCTGTTTCCGTTGGAATTGTCCAGCACTACCATACCGCTTTGCTTTATATCGTTGAATGTTCCGTCGATTGCACCGTTTGCCGTTTTGAACACTTCTGCGATTTCGCCTGTTATTTCAGTTGCGATTACCCTGTGTCCTATGACAATGGAATTGCCGCCTGTGCGTCCTGTGAACCTTGAATTATTGTGCGAGCCTACCGTTACGTTCAAGTTGTCGGAACCGACAATTATGTAGTCCGAATTTGACACAGTTACGTTTGTGTTGTTGCCGCCTATTGATATGTAAGAACCGTCTGAAATGGTGACACTGTTGTTTTCGCCTATTTCAGCGTAGTTTACGTTTGTTACGGTTCCAGTCGTATTTTCGCCGCAATGCACATACGTACAGTTTGTCAAAGTGCAGCCGTCGTACCATATATTGTTATTTGCGTCAGTGTGTTTTGCCATTACTCACCTCCTTCTTCCGTTCCGTCGTTTGGTTCTGGCTTGTCGTAATCAACACAAACGTCTATCGGCACATACACTGTGACATCTGCATAGGCTCCAGCAAGAATGTCAGCGAATTTCTGTGCAAATGGATATATACGCAAACTCTCTATCCCTTCCAGTTCGTAACTGTCCACCAGATGTGAAATAACGTTCCGTATTGCGTTGAATCCTGTTGTCTGGACTTGGTATATGTTGCTACTGTCGTTTTTCAGTTTGTCGGCATAATACAGCGTCAGATAGAACCTTGCTGTACTGTCATCATATTCCACATAGTTCAATGCTGCGTTGAAACAACCGTATGTTATGTGCAGCGAATTCCACACTGTGTAGACATCGCCGAATGTTACGCTTTCAACGCCCTGTGTATTCAAGGCATATTCCTTGATATCGTCGTATAAAGTCTGAATATCCATATTATCGTTTCTTTTAGAATATTAAAGTCCTTTTATTAATATTTTAGGTTAAATAAAAAAAAGCGGAACTCCTTGTGGAAATTCCGCTTGATATCTGGTTATATATACGAAAGGGGTTATAGACTTGTGTGCTCTGTCCATCCGCTTGGAATACCGTCAGCACCGCTTGGATAGGTAGCAGAACCCAGATTGTAGAAGTCACCGCTTGCTGCAACACCGTTAACCCAGTCATTTAAACAGTTACTTGCTGAAATATCATTAGCATAGGTTGTTACATTGGTAAGATTGGTACAATCCTTGAACATTCCACTGTAACACCCATTAACCAATACAGGTGCTGGCAATACAGGTGCTGTTGTAAACAAACATCTATTAAACATATCTTTATAACAATCTTTAGCAAG